AAAGTAGCTGATACTAACCAAATTCAGATGTCGGGAGAGTTAGAAAATAACTCTTTGATGGCTAGATACAATAGAATCTACACAACATCACCTACCTCTCTTTACGGATACCAATCTTCTTTTAACTACCAAACACTAAGAACCCAGTTATATTCTGAATATGATGCAATGGATACAGATGCAATTATTGCTTCTGCCCTTGATATCCTTTCAGAAGAATCTACTCTCAAGAACGATATGGGAGAAGTTCTCCACATCAGATCAAACGATGAGAATATTCAAAAAATTCTCTACAACTTATTCTACGATGTATTGAACGTTGAGTTTAACTTGAGTTGGTGGATTAGAAACATGTGTAAGTATGGAGACTTCTTTTTAAAATTAGAAGCTTCAGAAAAATACGGTGTTTATAATGTAATTCCTTTCGCTGCATTTAACATTGAAAGACAAGAGCATTATGATCCAGAAAATCCAACTGCTGTTAGATTTAGATACGATCCTGATGGACTAGCTGCTGATACTTATGGATATTTTAAGACTCCAAATCAGAATGATGCTAAGTCAATCTACTTTGATAACTACGAAGTAGCTCACTTCCGTCTACTAACAGATGTTAACTTCCTTCCATATGGCCGTTCATACATTGAACCTGCCCGTAAACTATTCAAGCAATATACCTTGATGGAAGATGCGATGTTGGTTCATAGAATTGTAAGAGCTCCTGAGAAGCGTATTTTCTATATGAACGTAGGCGGTATTCCTCCTGCAGAAGTAGAGAACTTTATGCAGAAGGCTATCTCTAAAATGAAGCGTACTCCTTATATTGACCAAACTACTGGTGAGTATAACTTAAAGTATAACATGCAAAACTTAATGGAGGATTTCTATATCCCCATGAGAGGTAATGACACATCAACTAAGATTGAGACTTTAGGAGGATTACAGTATGACGGTATCACAGACGTAAATTACCTAAGAGATAAGTTATTTGCTGCATTAAGAATCCCTAAAGCATTCCTTGGCTATGATGAAAAGCTACAAGGTAAAGCAACTCTTGCTGCCGAAGATATTCGCTTTGGTAGAACGGTTGAAAAAATCCAGAGGATTATGGTTTCTGAACTGTATAAGATTGCTTTTGTTCACTTATACATTCAGGGCTACAGAGACGAATCACTAACTAACTTCGAATTGTCATTAACAACTCCTTCTATCATTTACGATCAGGAAAGAGTAATGTTATTAAAAGAAAAGATGGAGCTAGCTCAAACAATGATGGATTCTCAATTAATTTCTTCTGATTGGATCTACGATAACATCTTCCACTTGAGCTCTGATGAATATGAAGAGATGAGAGAGTTGGTTAAAGAAGATGCTAAACGTAAATTTAGGTTATCTCAGATTGAAAACGAAGGAAACGATCCTTTAGAAACCGGAGAGACTTACGGTACTCCTCACGACATCGCTACATCGTACGGTAAAGGTAGAGTTTACGATAGACCAGGTGCAGTACCTGCTGGATACGACAGAGACCAGCCTGTTATAGGACGCCCAGAAGAAAAAGCTTCAAATATCAACACCACTAACGATCCTTTAGGGTTAGATAGACTAGGTAGAAAAGCAATGAAGACCGATGACCAACAGGGTTACGGAAGAGACAATACATCACCGTTTGCATTAGAATCAACTAAAAAAGAATTTACGAAACACAAAAAAATTCTTGATAGCTTGACACCGAAAAGAATGATTTTTGAATCAGAAAGAAAAGCAAATGGTTTATTAGACGAGAGTCAAATTAGGGAATAAACTTTTAACATATATTTATTAAAAAACCATCGATAGATGTCAATAAAACATTCAAAATTTAGAAATACAGGACTTCTTTTTGAACTTCTGGTAAGACAGATCACCTCTGATACGTTAGAAGGTAAGAATTCTGCCGCTATCAATATTCTTAAAAAGTATTTCGTTAACACTGAATTAGGGAAGGAATATAAACTTTACGAGCAAGTTACAGCTTATAAAAACCTAAGCGAAGGTAAAGCTGAAATGGTTGTTAACACTCTAGTAGAAGCATCTACCAAGTTAAAAAGATCTGAGATCAGAAAGCAAAAATATAACTTAGTTAAAGAAATTAAAGATAACTACAGTGTAGAAAAATTCTTTAAAGCTAAAGTTACTAATTACAAAGTATTTGCAGCTCTAAACAACCTAATCGAAAATCAATCTTCAGAAAAAGTAGCTCCTGAGACGGTAATTAATAATAAACTTACAATCCTTGAACACTTAACGAAAACTCCTGTAGCAGCTCCTGCTGATGAATTAATGGAGGAATATAAAGGGTATGGAAAAGATATTAGAATCTTAACATACAAAATGCTTCTTGAAAAATTTAATGAGAAGTATGATCACTTGACAGTGAAACAGAAAGAGGTTTTAAGAGAGGTAATTACCTCAGTAGACAATACAGACAAGTTAAAAGAGTATTATAATACAAGAATCGTCGAAGTACAACAACTACTCCAGGAAAAAACCAGTGAGATTAGTGACGAAGTACTTAAGATTAAAATCACAGAAGTTCTTAAGTATGTAACGCCTCTAGAGAAAACAGAAAAAGTTACCAACGATGCAATCATTAACTTGTTACAGTACTACGAACTTGTTAATGAATTATAATGGCCACCAGACAGCAGCTAAAAGACGAGCTTAGGAAGCAACTCAAAGAGGTATCAACCTCTGCAGCAGCTGGCGGCTACAATACCCTCCCTGCTTTTAATCCAAACAAGAATGCCCAAGGTACTTCACGTAATTACTACTTGAAAATGGGCTGGAAATTAGTTAATAAAGCTAAAACCAGGAAAGCAGCTAAAGGTATGGAGTATAAAGATCTTTGGAAATAAACAATACCTATTTATAACATATGAAAAGCCTACAAAATCAATACAATCTTATCAAAGAAGGTAAAGGCAATAAAGAACTCTTCTTAAAAGAAGCAAAAGCTCAATTCCCTCAGTATATTACTAACGTTCAAACGTTTGATCAAGTTATTCACTCTCTTACCGAGAAGGGTATTATCAACGAACATATCGTATTAATTGCTGATAGTAAGCCACAAACTCAAAATTGGTTTAAGATCTTTAACGAAAATGTTAAAGCTGAACTTAAAGAAACTGATGAAACAGTGGAAGAGATGGAAACTAAAGGCTATGATTACAAGGAGAAGAACAACAATAACATCTCTACAGCAGAAATGCTTAAAGGTTATTATGTTGAAATGAGAGATCCTAAGCATGCTGAAAAGACTGAAGACCAGATCAAAGCAATCGTAGTTAAAAACCTTGAGAAAGATCCTTTATTCTACGTTAAAGACGGTGAATTCGGAGTTAAAGGCTTAGGATACAAATCAGAACACCCCGGTCTACCTAAAGATATTTATGGTAACTACGCACTCGGTATTGAACCTAAAGTAAAATTAACAGGTAAATACAAATCATCTGGAATGGAACCTGTTAAATTAAACGAATCAAAGCATAGTGATGAGGCTGATTTAAAAATCTACAAATCAGAATTAAATATGCTTAATAAAACTAAACCAACAGGTGAAAAGCAATTAAAAAGAAAAGCAGAATTAGAAAAGAAAATTGCTGATTTAGAAAAGAAAGTAACAGAAGTATTCTACGGAAGTTCTGATGGAGATTATGAAGCTGATCAAAAAAATGAGCAGATAGCTTATCACAACTACGACAAAGGCCTTAAAGCTTATAGGGAAGGAGACTTTTTAAAAGCAGATGAGTATTATAAAACTGCTTTGAAATACGGAAGTTATTTAGGTTATACAGAACAAGATTTACCTCCTTACGAAAAAGCAACCGGTTCATCTTTAGAAGAAGGAGAAGAAGAGTACAGAAGAAAAATGCTTCCTAACAAAGTTAAAGGTATAGCAGATACTATTGATATCAAATCAACTCTAGAAAGACTAGCACCAGAAGTTTGGGGAGAGCCTAGTTTTGAAAAAGCTAAACAAAAATTTCTTACTTTTATTGAAGGAAGTAGAATGAACCCTGCGACTAAAAAGCAAATGTTATTCAACTTATCGACAATTAATACTAAAGGTAGATTAGATCAATACCTAGCAAACTCTCTATTAAACTTTGAAAAATTAGGAGTTAAGGAAGGAATGATTTCTGAAGGGTCTGGAATGTCTTTAAGAGATGCTATGAAGCAAGCTAAAGAAGAGAGCCGTAACGGATACGTTCAACACATAGAAGATAGTGGAGACGGTACTTTTAGTATTGCTGACTGGTACGATAGTGATAAAACAATTGCATCTTATGAAAATGGAGTTTTAATTAATGATAAAACTGATGAGTATGAATTAGATGAATTAGATATGACAGGTATTGCAGGTTCCGAAGATGAAGAAGAAGTAAGACAGGGAATGAAAGGAATCAACACCCCAAAGCATGAAACACTTTCAGAAGCTAAAAAAAGAGATATTGAAAAGCACATCAAAGAAATTGAAAAGATGGGTGAAGTAGCTGCTTGGGATCATAGAATTACCAAAGCTCAAGAAAAAATTGACGAACTTATGAATGAAATGACTATGACTGAGAGTGACCAAGTGGCTAAGTACGTTGATAAGGAAGCAGTAAAAGGACTTAAGAAAGATATTGCCTTATTAGAGAAGAAGAAAGCTCTATATGAAAAGCAAAAAGCTAGAGCAGCTAAGAGAATGAAGGATAAATCTATGATGGAAGATACCGTTCTTGAAGATAGTCCTGTATTAGAAGTAGATGCTACTAGTATGCCAACCACTGCAATGATGTTGCGGATGGCCGATAGCAATCCAGAGAAGTTCAAAGAATACGTTAAGCAAATGGATGCCGATCCTGCTTTTAAAACTCAGTTTATGAAAAAGCTAAGCCCTACTGAAAAAGAAGAGCTTACCAAGAAGATAGAAGCACATTCAAAAACTAAGACAGAATCTTGGAGTGGAATGGTTAGAGAGTTGATTACTAGAAAGAATTTAAGACTAAGATAATGGATAAGAGCTTACTTATTGAAACTATATCCTTTCAGCCAACACCTATGAAACTTTCAGAAGCTAAAGGTAGTACTGGCTTACCACTGGTAGAAGGTATTTTAGCTACCGCTCAAGTAAAAAACGGTAACGGAAGATACTACAGTAAAAAACTTTGGGATAGAGAAATCAACAAGTACATGGATTCTGTTAAACAAAATAGAGCGGTTGGTGAGTTAGATCACCCCGAATCTACAGTTATTAACTTAAAAAATGTATGTCATAACATTAAAGATATTTGGTGGGATGGCGATAACATTATGGGCAAGATTGAAATCTTACCTACACCCTCTGGAAATATCTTACAAGCCCTTATTAACTCCGGTATCACCGTTGGTGTATCATCTAGAGGAATGGGCTCAGTTAAACAAATGGGAGAAACATTAGAAGTTCAAGATGATTTTGATCTACTTTGCTGGGATTTTGTATCCACTCCATCTAATCCAGGATCTTGGATGATGCCTTTGTATGAAAGTTTAGATAAAACATTAAAAGATTACAATAAAGCTAATGAAATCATAAGAGAGATCTTATGTGCTCATGGTAGCTGTCCAATATTTTAACCCCTCTCGGGATAGTATCCCTTGATTGACCCTCCCTTAAAAAAGGAGGGTTTCTTATTTTTTGGTAAAAGTAAGTATATTTATATTTGTATGTGCTACGATTAATGTGGTACCAAAACGCTCTACAAAATAATTATTACGCTCTCATTAATAAGCGTATTTCCAAAAAAAAACTATTATTAGGAAAATGACAAACAGAGACTTGTTAAAAGAGGCTATTGCTGATGCAAAAGCTGTAAAGGAAGTCGCTATCACTAATGCAAAAGCTGCATTAGAGGAGGCTTTCACACCACATCTAAAAGAAATGTTCGAAAGAAAAATGATGAACATGGAAGAAGACGAAGACGAAATGAAAAACGAAGCTGAAGACGCTGAATTGACCGAAAACGAACTTGAAGAGCTTTTAAAAGAGCTTGAAGAGATCGAAGAGCCTGTAATGGAAGCTGAAGAAGAAACCGAAGAGGGAGAATCTGAAGAAGAAGAAGGCGAAGAAAAGGACGAAGAAGGCAAAAAAGAAGAAAAGGATGAAGTTGAAATCGATCTTGAAGACATGACTGAAGAGGACTTGAAGAAATTCATTGAAGAAGTGGTAGACGAAATGATCGAAGCTGGTGAATTAGAAGCCGGCCACGAAGGTATGGAAGACGAAGCTGGTGCTATGGAAGAGCCTGAAGAAGGCCCTGAAGAAATGCCTGCAGGAGACGAAATGCCAACTATGGAAGAAGCTAAGGGAGACCATGAAGAAAAAGAAACTGAAAAGATGAGACACATGGAAGAAGAATTAGCTGAAGCTATTGACACTATCAACACACTGAAGTCAGAATTGAATGAGATCAACTTATTAAATTCTAAACTTCTTTACACTAACAAAATTTTCAAGGCTAA